CTCACGGTATCCGCGAACCCGCTGATGACGATGGTGCAGTGGCGGCAGACGACCGTGCTGCACTTGATGCTGTACGGCAACGCCTATAGCATTCCCGAATATCTGGATGGCGAAGTCATCGCGCTATGGCCGATTGCGCCCGAGCGTGTGCGCATCGTGCAAGACATCAACGGCGCGTATGTCTACCGCGTGCTCGACGCTGCGGGCAAGCCGCACGACTACCTGCCGCTGGAGCTATTGCATTTCCGTATCTTCTCGCTCGACGGACTGATCGGTCTTTCGCCCATCGAGTATCACCGCGTGGCGTTTCAAATCGACACCGTGGCGCGCACGTACGCGTTCAATCTGTACGCGAATGGCGGGCGACCGCAGGGCGTGCTCGAATACCCCGGCAACCTCAACGAGACGCAAATCGCGGGCATCCGCGCGGGCTGGAAGCAAGTCCACGGCGGCGCGCAGAACGTGGGCAATATCGTCGTGCTCGAAGGCGGCACGAAGTATCAAGCGCTCGCGCTACCGCCCGAGCAGATGGAATTTATCGCGCAGCAGAAATTTTCCGTCGAGCAGATCGCGCGCATTTACGGTGTGCCGCCCCACTTGGTGGGCGCGATGGACAAGCCCACGTACGCGAGCGTGGAGCAGCAGTCGCTCGAATTCGTGCAGTACACGTTGCAGCCCATCGTCACGAACATAGAGCGCACGCTTCAGACCGTGCTGCTGGAAGCGCCGTACTTCTACAAGCTCAACCTCAACAGCTTCGAGCGCTCCGACATCAAGACCCGCTATGCCGCGTACGCGACCGCGCGCCAGTGGGGGTTTATGAGCGTGAACGACATCCGCGAACTGGAAGATTTGAACCGCATCCCCGAGGGCGATGTATATCTGCAACCGCTCAACATGATCCCGGCACAGGAGGCCATTGATGAAGGAATACAAAGCGTTCCCACTGCTTGAGTGCAAGTCAGCAGAGGGCGGCGAGTTCAGTGGCTACGCCGCCGCGTACGCGAAAGACGTGTACGGCGACCGCATCGCCCCTGGTGCGTTCGCGCAGACGATCAGGGATCAGAAAGGCAAGATCCCAATTTTCCTCAACCACGACACCAGTGACTGGATTGGCTTTTCGACCGAGATGGAAGAGGACACGAAGGGTCTGTACATCAAAGCCATACTCTCGCTCGATTCCACGAAGGGCGCAGACACCGCCGCGCTCTTGCGCATGGCAAAACAGGTTGATTACCGCGTGGGGCTTTCCATCGGCTTCACGGCGGAAGAGGTCGAGTACGACGACGCCAGCGGCGGGCGCTTGCTGAAGAGCATCAACCTGTGGGAGACGAGCATTACGCCGTTCCCCGCGAACAAGAAAGCGCGCATCGACGGTATCAAGTCGATTCGCGATATTGAGCAGATCCTGCGCGACGTAGGGGGCTGCTCTAAGGAATCAGCAAAGCGGACATTCGCCATGCTGCGTCCTTATCTGCTCGCCGATGCGAGCGGACAACCGCTACCGCCCGAACGTGACGTGAGGGAACAGGGGCAGTCCGAACTGGTCGCAGCGATGCGCACATGGCAACAGGAGAATATCAATGCCCCCCGTTAATACAGACACCGAAGTGATCGTCGAGTTTCAGAAGATCGCCGACACGATCCACGCCGCCGTGAAGGACGAAAAGAAGACGCGCGAAGAGCGCGAAGTGGTCATCCAAAAAAGCGTAACGGACGTCGTTGCGCTCGTCGAGAAACTACCCGCCGACGTCGAAACCTTGAAGGCCGACGTGGTCAAAGCCAATGAGGGAATCCGCCTCATGAAAGAGCGCAGCGCGAAACCGCCCGCTGGCTTCGGCGGCGCGCCCGATGGCGACATGCGCAGCCTGGGTACGCGCTTCGCCGAGATGGAGCAATACAAAGCATGGGCGGCGAATGACCATCGCACGAAAGCGCCCTTGCAGCTTGGCCTGAAAGGTCGCATCCGCCAGCCGCTCGAAGTGCGCGCTGGCAACACCATCGTGGAGACGGGTTTCCCGATGCTGCCCACGCGCGTCGGATTCTTCGCGCCGCCCACGCTGCCGCTCGCCATGCGCGACTTGCTGACCGTCGTGCAATTGACCAGCGGCAACTCCATCGAGTACGTGATGGAGACGTGGAACTATGGCGCGGACTATCAACTGCTCGAAGGCGACAGGAAAGCACAGGGCGACGTGGCATACGTCGAGAAGACCGCCGCTGTGCGCACCATCGCGTGGTTCGTCAAAGTGTCGCGCCAGATGATGGCGGATGCTCCCTACTTCGCGTCCACCATCGACGCGCAACTGCTGTACGGCGTCGCCAAGAAAGAAGACCACGAAATCCTTTTCGGCGATAACGCGGCGGGCCATCTCAATGGCATCATGCCGCAAGCGACTCCGCTGCCCGTGGACGTGCTGACGGGTATCACGACCGGACCCGACCAGATCCTCTCGGCGATTGCGTATCTGGCGAGCTTGGGCTACACGCCCACGGCTATCGTGATGAACCCGATTGACTGGGCGAGTATGCAGATCGCCAAGACCACGCAGGGCGTTTATATCCTGGGTGGCCCACCCGCAGCGGTCGCGGCTTCGACCCTATGGGGCTTGCCCGTCGTCACCACTTCGGAGATGACGGCCACCGAGTTCCTCGTGGGAGCGTTCCCGCCTAACGCCACGCTGTTCGACCGGGAGAGCGCATCGGTGGATGTCGCGTATGAAAACGAAGACGACTTCGTGCGCAACTTAGTCACGCTGCGCTGCGAAGAGCGCATCGCGCTGGCCGTCTATCGTCCACAGGCGTTCGTGAAGGGCAGTCTGGTGCTCGTGGTTACGGCGGCTGGCCTCAACGCTCCCGCGCATGGCGCACCCAAGGAACGGCTGAAGTGACCACGGTAGTTTTCAAGCGCGACTATCCACCGGGATATACGAAGGGCCAAGTCACTGAAATGCCCGACGCGTTCGCTTGGGAACTAGAGCAGTTGGGGGTCGTCGAAATACGACCCCCCAACGGTCCAACGGAAACCAAGGAGGGCACATGATTACCGTTCGGCTTATTCTTCTCGTGCTGGCTTTGATCGTCTTCGCGCTCGCCGCGTTCGGCGTGCAAAGTCGATTCAACTTAATCGCGGTCGGGCTGTTCTGCTGGGCACTTTCACTCGTCGTCGTATGACACCGTCTAATCGCATCCCGTACCACGGTCCCGTGATCGAGGGCGCGCAGGATCAAGACAACTTCGTGCGCAATCTCATCACCATATTGCAACCCGGCTGGTGGGTCGGCGGTGTTAATGTCGTGCACCCTGGCCCATCGCCGCTCTCTGGATCGGCGCGCTCGCTGCCGCCCGTCCTGACGCTCGATCAAATCAAGCTGCACTGTCATATCGAAATCACGCAGACGGTGGAAGACCCGTTGCTTCTGAATCTGGAGATGGCCGCGCGTCTTCACACGCAGAGCGTGCTGCGCCGAACGTTCGATGACACGGTGGGCGAAAACGTAAAACAGGCGATGCTCGTGCTTATCGCGCACTGGTACCGCAATCGCGAAAGCGTGCTGGTGGGAAGCATCGCGAGCGTTCTGCCGCTCACGTATACCGCGCTGCTTTCAACCGAGCGCAACTATCCCGAGGGCGTCTACTGATGGCAATCGAAATCAACGCGGGCGAGCTTGACCGACGCGTTACGCTCTACCGCCCGCTCTATGGAACGTACGAAGACGAAGTCGTCGGATGGGAAGCCGTTGACGACGTGTGGGCGGCGGTGAATCCCGAACTGGCGAATAACGCGCGGGAGGGTACCGAGGCCGCGCGCACGGTCGCGAGCAAGGGCATACCCATCGTGATTCGCTACCGCAGCGATATCGACGCGCGCTGGCGCATCGAAGACGGCGACGCGAAATACGAAGTCAGGGGAATGCTCGACGTCGCGCGCCGCCATGTGCAACTGCAATTAACGTGTGAGGAAATTCAATGAAGACTCCCGGCGAACAGATCATTACCGCACTACTCGAAACGCCCGCGCGCCGTCGCTTCGATATCCAACTGGAGCGCAAGGCGGGCAACCCGATTCTGGCGACGCCCGCGAATCCGATGCCCGTGGAGCGCGTCATCTCTGGACCCGTCGTACCGTTTCGGATGCGCGATCTAATCCCAGGCGGCGCGACGGTCGCCGACAGCATCGGCTATCCACGCGAGACGTCGATTACGAATAGCCCCGTAATCCCCACGCTGCCGGGGGGCTTGAAGCCGCAAGCGTCGCTGACGTACGACATGCAGAACGCTCCCGTGCGCACAATCCCCGCGTACATGAAAGCCAGTTCCCAATTGTGGGAAGACTTCGCTGCGTTCCAAAGCTGGATCGACGCGCGGCTATTGTACTCGCTCTCGGTCGCTGAAGAGCTTCAGCTAATCAACGGCAACGGCGTCGCGCCCAATCTGCAAGGGCTGCTGCTCGTCGCCATCAACACGGCGACCGCTGTGGGCGGCGGTGGCTCCGTGCTGCTCGACAATCTCGCGGCGGGCATCGCGGCGACGTTCGCGCGCGGCTACATCGTCGATGGCATCGTGGTGAACCCGGGCGACTGGGGCAAGGCGTTAAGCGCGACCGTGACGGGCGCGGGCTATCTCGTGGGCGCCCCCGGCGTCGTCGCCAGCCCGTTAAACCTCTGGGGCTTTCCCGTCGTGCTCTCGGTCGCGATGCCAGCGGGCAGCTACGTGGTCGGTCAGTTCAATCCGTACTCCCAAATCTTCGACCGCGACACCGCCGCCGTCGAAGTCGCCGAACAGAATCAGGACGACTTCGTAAAGAACATCGTGACGGTGCGCGCTGAAGAGCGTCTCGCGTTCGCGATCTATCAGCCGGGGGCTTTCAGCAAAGGAACATTTACGCCATGATCTCAGCCTTCACCGTTTCACCGAATATCCAAGCGGTCTTCGACGCGCTTAAAACCGTGCTCGCCGAAGATCCGAACTACACCAACGTGAATTCGTTCACGTCGAAAGACTCAGGCGGCAACAATTCGAGCATCACGATTACCGACAAGTACGGATCGAATTCGACCTATTCGGAGCGCATCACCACGGGTCGGGTGTTTCTCGATCCAACCAGCGCGTCGCTCGGTCCCGCCGAAACGATTACGTTCGCCGCCACCACGCTCGACACGAACGGTACAGCCGTGCCCGCCACGGTGACGTGGTCGCTGCAAGCGGGCGCGCTCGGTACGGTCGATGCGGCGGGCTTATACACCGCGCCCGCGACGATCACCGCCGCTTCTATAGATTCGCTCACGGCCACCGACGCGGCGAACGCTTCGGCCACCGCTTCCATTTCGCTGCACCCGTAAACGCATGGCGCGCACCATCTCACTCAAGGGCAAGGCTTTCAAGCTCGAAGGCGTGCCGCAACTCGTCAAGACGCTGCAGACGATGGCGCGCACGTTTGAAGGCGATGGCAAGGACGCGTTCGATAGTCGCGTCCGCGACGCCATGATGGTGCCCGCCGAAATGATCGCCGACGAAGCGCGCCATATGGCTCCCAGCGTGACGGGCGCGCTGCGCAAGTCCATCATTGCGACCCGACTGAAGCACTCGGTGGGCGCGATGGTCTGGACGCACGGCGTACGCTACGCCGCCTGGATCGAGTTTGGCACTTCCAAGATGAGCGCGCAGCCGTTCATGCGCCCTGCTATCAACGCGCTGCGGCCGATGGCGGCGAACGTCATCGCCGAGCAATTGGGCAAGGTCGTGACCGACATGGCGAATCAAACCGCGTGGCACGAAAAAGACGGCACGCCCACATAGGGCAAAAGGAGAAACGTGATGGCATACCGAACACCACCAGTAGGAACGATCTTACCCGCGAAGCAGAACACGAGCGTGGAGAACCCTGGCCCCGTGCACGATCCGCACGCGCTCGACGAATTCACGCAAGCGGACCAGCAAGACAAGGCGTACGAAAAGAATCTCGTGCTGCTCGAGGAGTGGAATAACGCCAAGAAGGATTCGCCCGAGTACGCCGCGCAGTTGGGCGCGAAACCGAGTTGGGCGGTCGAAGTGATTAGCGCCGAAGCCGGGGGCGTGGGCTTCGATCATCAACGCAAGGGCGTTCCCGTCGAGCGTCTCGAATACGTGGACCCGCACGCGCAATGATTTTTGAAGACATCCTGCGCGATCTGCTCGTGGGCTACAACCTCGTGGGCAACCGCGTCTTTCTGATGCGCGCGCCGCAAGTGCCCGCCGCTCAAGCGGTGACGCCGTATCTCGTGTTTACGCCCATCGGACCCGAGCCACTGCACGCGCATAGCGGTCCCATCGCGCTCGTGCGCGACGAATACCAGTTCACGTTTTTCGATCCATCGCAATCGCGCACGCTCGCGCTGGCGGCTTCACTGCGCCAACGTATCGACGGGCTGCGCGGCGACTTCGAGGGCGTGACGTTCGGCGGCGTCTTCTATCGCGCGAAGACGAGCGCGTATGAAGAGGACACCAAACTCTTCCAGGCGATTACCTCCTACTTCATCCAGTGCCGCGTGCCCGAAACGATTCTGGCATCGACCTCGCGGCAGCAACTTCAACGGCAACAACAACGGCAGTACGCACTGAAGGAAACGATATGACAGCCACCATCCCTCCCTCTTTGATCCCCACGGATTCCGCCGTAGCGACCACGGGCATTCCCGCGTTCGGTACGGAGATCCAAGTCCTCTCTTCGGCATCGCCCGAGGAGTACACCACCATTGCGGGCGTCGGCGACATCGACGGTCCGAGCACGAGCGTGGCGGAGGTTGAAACCACGAGCCACTCGACGGGCCGACCGCATCGCACGTTTATTCCCACGCTGATTGATGACGGGCAGCTATCGTTCCCGTGTTTCTTCAATCCCAGCGATCCGACGCACTCGCTGTACTCGCCCTTCGGTCTGGAGAATCTTTTCCAGAATCGCGCGGTGACTAAATTCCGTCTCGTCGATATGGACGCCTCACGGCGCACGCGCGAGTTTCGCGGGTTCGTCAAAGAGCTAAACGAGACAGCGCCCGTAGCGGGCGTCTATACGCGTAATACGGCCATTCGTATCACCGAAGCGCCCCAGGACGTGACAGCGGCGGTGACACTGGTACCCACCGACAATCTGCTTGAGACGGCGGCGGGCGGTAGCTCGACTGTGGCCGTGAGCAGCACGGACACGCTTCCCTGGAATGCAATCAGCGATGCGGCGTGGCTTACCGTTACTGCGCCCACCGCGCCCGTGACGGGCAGCGGCAGCGTGAGCTATACCGTTCCCGCCAGCGTCGCGCCGACGCCCGCGCGTACGGGCCATATCCAGATCGGCGACAAGAGCTTCACCGTCACCCAGGCGGCGGGGGTCTAATTGGCTTCGCGGAAACCCGAAGCCCAGGAAACGGATATCGTCATCGCGGGCAAGCCGTACCCGATCCGTTTCAGCCTGGGCACGCTCAAGGCATTGCAGCGCGACCACGGCATTAACTTGCTGCGCGGTGCGAGCGCCACAGACATGCTCGATCCCGAGAAGCTCGCCGTAGTGCTCTTCTACGGGATGCGCGGCTT